TTTTCTTCCACCTCACCGGACTCTGTGATCCTGCGGGTAACTGTTACGGACTGCGCAAGGTGGGGTTTATCCCCCATTACTGTCTGCGGGTTGGCTCGCACTGTATCCGCCTGCGGCATGAGCAGATCGAGTTCCTCACCAACAGGCACCACCGCAACTTCGTCCCCAAGGCGCGGAAGCTGGGGATGAGCACCTTGATCGTCCTGGACTACCTCGACTCCTGTCTCTTCACCAAGAACTTCCGTTGTGGGGTGATCGACATCAAGGAGGCGGATGCCCAGGACAAACTAGCCATTGCCAAATTCGCATGGGACAAGGGACCGACTGAGCACCCAGACCTTGCCCTGCGCACCATCTGGGCAACTTCCATCTGCCCCCGCAACAAGCTCACCTCCTCGTCCAATGGGCACCTCGAATGGCGCAATGGCTCGGAATACACCGCAGGTGTCCGCTACACGGGGAAGACCCCGATCAAGTTGCACATCTCCGAGTTCGGCCCCATCGCTGCGCAAGCACCCAAGGTGGCTGAGGACATCGTGCGAGGTTCCATGAACGCCGTGCCGATGAATGGCACCATCGATGTGGAGACCACGATGGAGGGTGGGCGCATCGGGCACTGCTATCACATCTTCCAGCAGGCACTCCACGCCACCAAGGAGAACCAACTCACCCCGCTGGACTGGCGGATGCACTTCTTCTCATGGCTCGGGCATCCGTCCTACCGCATCCGAGGTGCCCGCCCAAAGCTCCAAGCTACCCAGGACTACTTCGATAAGCTCACCGAGAAGCACCGCTTCTGGATCATGGACAAGTTCGGGTGGGCAGACGGCATCATCCCCTCAGATCGGCAGGCGTGGTGGGAGAAGAAGCGTGAACAACTCAAAGACCTTATGTGGCAGCAGTTCCCGTCCACCGTGGATGAGTGCGACATGGCGAATGTCACTGGGCAGATCTACCCAGAGATGACCACGGTGCGCAATCAGGGGCGTGTGACCACGTTCAACCCCGAGCCACACCTCCCCTTTTTCATGTCGGCCGACCTCGGCTCTTCAGTCAACACTGCACTCTGGCTACACCAACCAGCAGGCAAGCAGCACAACGTGATCGACTGCGCGTTCGGAGAGGGCAAGGGGGCAGCATGGGTGGCAGAACAGTTCCGCAAATGGGAGACCCAGTTCGGGCAGATCGTCCAACTCATCATCCCGCACGATGCCAACACCACCGATAAGGGATCGGGCCTCACCTATGTGGAGAACCTTGTGAAGTGCGCTATCCCCAGGGCGAAGATCACCGTGGTCCCCCGCACCCCCGACGTGTGGGCAGGGGTCGATGCCGTGCGCAAGCTCCTCTCCCGATGCTGGTTCCACGTCCGCACCGACACCCCCACCACCGACACCGAAGGGAACGAGCACCCAGGTGGAGTGGTGCGGCTGGAGGGCTACCGAGTCAGACCCTCGACCTCCGGCGCAGCCTCGACCAGTCCATTCAAGGATGGCGTGTGCGACCACGCAGCGGACGGGTTCCGCACCTATGCCGAGGCGGATGAGCAGTCGCTCGTTCGCACCCACCTGCGCGTTGAGGAGAAGGGGGACGGCAGAACCACCATCACCGGACAACGCACGGTGAAGATCATCATGCAACAACCATAACCCTATGCCATTACACGAAACATCCATCCCCCCGCTTAAGTGCTTTGTTCGCCGTGAGTTCCTGACAGGCAATCCCGACCATGCGGGGCAGTATGAGAAAGGCGTTGCCGTCTCAGTCCGATCCATCCCCGGTTCCTGCGCATTGTTCCAGGTGCTGCTGGAGAATGGGGCACTGCGCGACAAGCTGCCCATCCACGCACTGCATGACTACGAGCACACCCACGTCCACCCGTTTCACCACCTGCAACTTTGGAACTCCTTCTCAGCCAACTTCAGCATCGTGGAGATCAACTTCCTCTCCGGTCTCAAGGTGTCAGTGCGGATGAAGGACGGCACCTGGGCAGACGGCATTTACCTTTGGACAATGCAGTGGGGACCAGACTACACCAACGGGGCAGACATCACCCTTGCCATCCACCCAGAAGAGCACAAGAGCGGACACTTCATCGCCCTCGACTGCGGTGAGTTTGCCGTGCAGCCCAACAACCGTCTGCGGTGGCAGGAACCGAGTCACGTCACCAAGCCATTCCCAGATCGCCCAGACTACGTGGTGAACGAGGATGAATGGAACTGCGAGGCGTATGCCAAGTGGCAGACAGAGGACAGCAATGCGTGGCACTACCAAACCCAGGAGAATCCGTGACACCCAAGCAGCAGGCGATCGACCTCTACAACGGCAACGCAGTGCGCTACGTGGGTGAGCGGCACCTCATCCGCAGCCTTCCGCAAGGGCGCACCATTGAAACACCCCAGTGCTGCCTGTGGGGGTTCCCAATCCGACTCACACCCCGGCTGCTGAAGCATGGCACCGTTACCATCCACCACGAACCAGACCCCGATTGTTGGATGGTGTGGCTATGCACAGGCGACCTGGAGTCCGTCCTGCACCTCATCCCCTACCCCTTGCCCTACGTCGCATTTGCGCGTGACAACCGACTCAGGGGGTATAGTTTTGAGAAGTTGACCCGCAAACTTATGAAATCACTACCCCCTATCCAGTGGCATCGTCATCCCGAGCAGCAGCACCAGTTCGGAGGTGGTGGGGGTGGAGGACCCTCCAAGACGGCAAAGGAGAATGAGAAGCTGAACAACCAACTGCTCAAGCAGCAGCTTGCGGCAATGGGCAAAGAGCAGCCGGAGATGCCTGCCTTCATCCCACCACCCACACCCAAGTATGCCCCACCCCCGAGCCAGACCTCTCAGGATGCGGAGGCAGCAGCGCAGGAGTTTCGACGGGCATCCAAGATGCGCCGGGGGTTCGCCCGCTCCAAGTTGGGAGCGGGTGACACGGGCAGACCTTCCACCTCCACACCATCCACCCCCGCACCTGTCGCTACTGCGCAAGGTGCTAAGTCCACACTCGGCTAACCTACCATGAAAATCCCCCTCACTGAATTAGGAGTCCGTTGTCATCGAGCTTGGCAGGAAGCTGAGTTGAAGCGGATGCAGATGGTGAACGTGTTCAAACAGTTGGGGGACTATGCCCGCCCATCTGTGGATGCGATCAACAGCACCGAGCCGAACCAGAACTCATCCAAGTCCACCCATCGCCACACCCGTCTGTTCGACTCCACCTTGATGAACTCGGTGGAGCAGCACGCATCGGGGATCAAGGCGTGGATGTCACCTGCCAACTCGTTCTGGTTTCAGGTCCTGCCCGATGATGCCTACAACGGAGACGATGAGGTGGCTGAGTGGCACTCCCGTGTCTCGCAAATCATGGAGCGGCAGATCAATCTGTCCAATTTCCACGCTGAGGACTTCGAGGCAGTCATCGACGGTGCGGCATTCGGCACCCGCCATCTGCTCATCACCGAGTCACCTCCCGGCATCGACAAACCGTTCGTCTGCCAACGCTGGGACCCCAACACGTTCAGCATGACGGAGAATGCAGAAGGGTTCGTGGATGGTGTCTATGCCACCAAGAACTACACCCCCAAGCAAGCAGTGGAGAAGTTCGGGGAGGACATGGTGCCTGACTCAGTGCTCCAGAAGTTTCGGCTCAAGCCAGAGGACGCATCGCAGGAGCAGTACGTGCTGTGCATCTACAAACGGCAGGACGACGAGCGAGTTGAGGACTCACCGCTCGCAGAGGACATGGAGATTGCCTCGGTCTGGATTCACGCAGCAAGCAAAAAGGTGGTGCGCAACTCAGGACACCCAGACATGCCCTCCATCGTCTCCCGGCACCTGAAGTGGTCGGACACACCGTTTGGAATCGCACCCGCGATCAAGGCACTAGCCGATGCACGGCAACTCAACTCCTTGCAATGCAGCCTAGACCTCTTAGCCGATGTCGCAGCCAACCCTCGGCTGCTCATCCCCGTGGAGCAGGAGGGCAACGTGAACCTCATGCCGGGAGGACCGACCTACTATGCCGATCCCAACCGCATCCCCCGCACCTGGGGCAGCGAGGGCACCTACGTAGAGGGGCAGAACCGTGTGCAGATGCGCAGGCAGGACATCGAACGTGCTCTCAACCTGGACGTGTTCAGGACCTTCCGCAACATCACGAAGGAAATTACGGCAACCGAGGCATTGGAGATTCGGCAAGAGGCTATTGACCTCTTCTCCCCGGTGTTCTCCCTCATGTCCACTGAGCACTACGAGCGGGTGCTCATCCGCATCTTCAACATCCTCCTCCGGCAAGGCTACTTCCCCCCGGTTCCCGAGAAGATGATGATCCCCATCTCGGACACCGAGGCAACGATCCTGCCACCCAAGGTGTCCTTCACCAGTCGCATGGCGATGGCTATCAGCCAGCGGCACAAGGCAGCTATTGACGAGTCCCTGCAACGCAGGCTCAACGTGGCATCCATCATCGGTGAGGCAGCGTTCGACGACATCAAAATCCCCGAGGCGTTGAAGCTCATCGACCAAGGCAATGGTCTCCCCGCCCACCTCCACCGCACCGACGAGGAGCTTGCCCAGTTGCAAGAGGCACGCAGGCAGCAGCAAGCCCAAGCACAGCAGATGCAGATGCTTGAGCAGGCAGCGAGTGCAGCAGGCAAGCTCAAGGGCACAGGAGTACTTGAAGCAGCAACCGCATGATCGGATCACTCGACTCAGCAATGGTGGAGGTCATCACACGCCTCTACCCAGATGAACCCAACCCAGTCGCACGGTTGCAGCAGCTTTGCCGCAACACGTTCGGCTCGGGGTCTGGACGTGAGCTACTGTCCATCCTCAACTACGCAGTCCCACCGATGGCACCGAGCGTGCGTGAAGGCACGGACAACGACCCTGCCGTGGTTGGTATGAGAGATGGTCGCCGGGAGGTCTCCGCATTCCTATTCCGATACTCGGGGAATCCCCCGGCAGCACCAGAACAACCCACCACAAAGACCAAACGCAATGGCTAAGAAAGCAGCAAAGAAGGTCGCAGCCAAGAAGGTTGCGAGAACCCGCGTCACCGATGACGACCTCATCGGGGATGCACCCAAGAAACCAGCAACCAAGCAGGCGAAAGAACCGGAGACTCCGGCAGAGGTTGACCCCAACGCACGCATCGTGCGTGGAGTCGTCATCCCACCCTATCCACCCGAGCTTGCCACCATCCAGGATGGTGATAAGACCCCGGCAGTGAAGAAGTGGTTCAAGGACAACCACCCCGAGGCATACGATGCGCTCTACCAGAACACGGTAGGCTAACCCCCAAGCAACCCTAGACCGACAACAACATGAAACGATACAACCCAATCTCCCTCGCCCTTCTGCCGCTCATGTGGCATGACCAGTGGGAGCAGCAGAACAAAGAAGGTGATGGCACAGGTGATCCACCACCTCCGAGCGATCCACCCCCACCCCTACTCGGTGAGGACCTATCCTTCACCCCCGGTTGGCAGGAAAAGCTGCCGGAGGAATACCGGCCCACCGCAGCCAACTTCAAGGACCTCCCATCCTTGATGAAGTCTCTGGTGGAGACCAAGCGGATGGCAAGCGGCAAGCTGGAAGGCTATGTCAAAGTCCCCGGCGAAAGCGCAACCCCCGAGGAGCTTGCGGCATACCGCAAGGCGCAAGGTGTGCCCGACTCCCCAGATGCCTATGATTTGAAAAAGCCTGATGGTGAACTCGGGAACTTCTACAATGAGGAGGAGGTCAAAGCGTTTGCTGCCAAGGCTGCTGAACTGGGTCTCACCAAACAGCAGGCATCGGCACTTGCTGAATGGCGTTTGAACATCTCCAAGGACTACGACGACAAGGAACGCGAAGAGGGCAGAGCATTTCTTGCGCAGCGGGACAAGGTGTTCACGGAGGCTTGGGGTGGCAAAAAGGAAGCAGAGTTGGTCGATGCACAGCGCATGTTGCTCACACTCGACCACTCCTTGAAACCCGAGCTGGTGAACTTCCTCGAACCCAAGCTGGTGGTGGCACTGGCTGCGTTTGCGAAAAAGCTCAACCCAGACGCGATGGTGGCGAAGGAGCAGTTCGAGAACAAGCTATCATCCACCTCCATGTCGAACGACATCGTGACCAACAAGAGCAATCCTGATTACGAGGCGTTTCACAACCCCCGCCACCCCAACCACGCTGCTGTGAAGCAGAAGGTGCTTGACGGGTTCAAGTGATCTGGTAGCATTCGGGATGCCTCGTAGTGGGGGTATTTCGATGTAGCTCATGGTGAGTTGCCCACCTCTTAACCGAGGTGGGCAATTTTTTTTGTTGCATTCTCCAGAATTGCCCTCACACTGGAATCTGACAGAGAAAGTTAGTGCAGGCCCGCAAGGATTCCCACAAGCACTAACCGGATCACCCAGGACTGCATGACACCCGCAAAGCGGACTATGGCACGGCAGGACTAACCCTCCTATCCAAATCCATACCATAATCGTGTCATGTCTTTAACCATTCCTCAAAATTACATTCGGGCTTTCAGCGCAATCTGGGAGCACACCGTCCAGCAAGAAACCGCACTCCTCGCAGATCGCGTCACCATTGACGACTTCGAGGGCAAGGAAAAGGTCTATACCGACCTCGACCGAGTGCAGTTCGTCAAAAAGCGTGGTCGCCTCCAGAAGACCATCTCCCAAGAGGCTACTGCCCAAAAGCGGAAAATGAGTCGCCAGGACTTCTCCTGCCACATCATCTTTGACCGTGGTGACAACCAACTGCTCGGGATGCTCGGTGAGCCTACCTCGGAGATTCAGGTGGAAATGCGCTACGCCTTCCAACGCTCCATGGACGATGGTTTGATCGAAGCAGCTTCCGGCACCGTCTACGGTGGTGCGGACCCATATGTTACCCCAATCACCCTGCCTAACTCGCAGAAGGTTGCGGTGAACTACGTCCCCTCCGGTTCTCCTGCCAACTCAGGTCTGACTCCTGACAAGCTCCAAGCTGCCATCAAGCGGTTTGAGGACAAGGAACTCAGCGTTAACAGTGAGGAGTTCGTGCTCGCCATCGGACCCAAGCAGAAGGAAGACCTCTTCCAGTATGTGAAGACTGCCCCATCCAGTGCTTACGCCATGATGATCGGCAAATGGCTGAACAACCCCAACGAGAAACTGTTCGGGTTCACGGTGATTGTCTCCAACCGTCTTGCCCTCAACACCAGCACAGATGTTCGCACCTGCCTTGCCTGGAGTCGCCGGGGCATCTACGCCGCACCGAGCAAGATGGAAGTGATGATCGACGTGCTGCCTGACCAAGAGCACGCTCGCCTCATCTCCAGCTACGGGCAGTGGGGCTTTATGCGCCGCTACGAGGAGAGGGTCCTTGAAATCTACTGCGACGAGTCCCCCTAACCCCTAACTGCCCCGCCCAGTAACCCTGTGCGGGGCAAACCTTAACCCCTCAACTCCTCAGCATTATGGCCTCAATCAAATCTCCAATCTTCACGAACCAGCAGAACCGGGACATCTCCCTCCACGCAGATCAGTCTGTGCGGGAAATCGTGGGTGGTCTCAAAGTGGTCCGCATTCCTTACACTGTCCTCGGCACTGAGACGGGCACCGACACCATTGAACTGTGCTACCCACAGATCGAAGGGGTCCTCATCCCTGAAATCTCCCGTGTGTCGAACTCAGGTGCAGGTGATGTGGATGTTGATCTCACCATCCGCAAAGTGAACGCTGCTGGCACTGCCACTGCGCTAACTGCTGCGGCTGCGGTGGACAACGACTCGGTTGCCTTCGCCCGTCCATCCGGCAATGTGGTTCCCGCCATTGAAAAAGGCGATTACCTGCAAGCACTCACGGCTGTCACGGCAATGACTGCCGGGGACATCCTGGTGTTTGAACTGGTGTTCGCCGTGTTCAAAAACGACTAAGCCCTTTCGGTCTAGGGTTGCTCTGAGGGGGCAGAACTGCGGTTGCGGTTCTGCCCCTTTTCCTTTACACTCATCGCCATGACTCAACTCGAACTCTGCAACCTTGCCCTCGACAAGTTGGGGGAACCCCCCATCTCTGCCCCCAACGCAGCAATGCCAGCAGCGCAGGCTTGCACTCGACTTTACCAACCAACCCTCGACACCTTGGTGCGGAAGTATCGGTGGAACTTCGCCCGCAAGTCCGTGCGTCTCAAAGCCGTGTTTGAGGAAATGGACGATCTGGTGGACAGTGGGGTTGCCGACCTCATTCAAGTGGAGGGTAACAACCATGGGCTGCAAACTGGGGATCGGGTGGTGTTGAAGGGCACAGGGGCAGATGGCAGCTACATCATCACCCGCATCGACTCGCATAACTTCACCTGCGACGACTCGAAGTTCACCTCGCTGCTCACCGTGGGCAGCTATCATGTCTCTCCACCCCACACATGGGAATATAAGATCGCACTGCCGGATGACTGCCTCGCCCTGCGCACGGTGGAGGGGTATGAGGTTGGTCGCCCACACCAGTTCTTTGTCCTCGAAGGGCAGAACATTTTCTGCAATCTGGAGGAGGTCGATGTCACCTACACGCAGAAGCAGACGGGTGGCACAGATGAGGCTAACTTCGACACTATATTCACGAACCTGTTTTCGTGCATGTTGGCAGCAGAGCTTGCCATGCCGATCACGGGGGCGATGTCTCGCCGGGGGGATATGCAGGCACTCTACCAAGAGGAATTGAACTCTGCGCTCATGTCCAATGTGTTTGAGCACCGTGACAACCTGATTGACCGAACCCAGGGTCCTACCTCCGCCATGACCCGCCAATACGCCTGATTATGCCTCAGACCTCCCAGCAGAAAATCTCATTCAACTCGGGCATCATGTCCCCCAATCTGGCTGCACGGCTGGACTTGGAGAAGGCAGCAGCGGGTTGCCGCATCCTCGACAACTTCATCCCCCGAGACTCCGGCGCAGCGTTCAAGCGTGCGGGGTTTGAGTATCTGGGACGCACCAAGAACTCCGAGCCTGCGTGCCTGCGTCCGTTCAACTACTCGGTCAACACTCGGTTCCAGCTTGAGCTTGGAGCGGGTGAGGTGCGGTTCTGGGAGGATCGTGCGCGGGTGCATCTGCCCGTGGGGGCGAACTCCAACTGGAGTGGCACCACCACGCAGTATGAGATTGGGGAACCTGTGTATCAGTCCAACGTGCTCTACCGAGCAGCGAGCACGCACACCCCGAGTGGGGGCAACCAACCTCCTTCTGTTTCCTGGACAACCACCAATTTGCGCAGGTGGGTGACTGCTACCAGTTATGTGGTGGGGGACATGGTGTTGGTGGGTCTAGTCCACTACGTATGTGTGACAGCCCACACTTCAGGGGCGTCCTTTGTAGCTACAAATTGGGCGCAAGTAAGTGTGTTTGTCGGTTGGTCTGTCAGCGGAGTGTCTTATGCGTTGGGCGATAAAGTAAGCCATACCGTATCAGGCAACCGTAGGTTTTTTCGGTGCATCTCAGCACACACATCAAGCTCAGGCACGGAACCTGGGGTTGGGGTAAATTGGACAACTCGTTGGGAGAATATCAGCACTCCACCGAATCATGCCACCGCATCAAAGGTGTATGTTGCTGGGGATGCGGTGAAGGTCGGCAGCACGGTTTATATCTGCAACGCTAATCACACCAGTAGCACCAGCAACGAACCAACAGACGGGGGGTCACCGTGGTCGGCTATTACCGGGATTATTGCTTGGTCTGGGACAAGCACGTCACGGGCAGTGGGGGACTGGGTGTTCTACGGGAATAACATTTACAGATTCAATGTCAGTGTCACCACTGGACTTTACATTTCAGTAGCCCAATTCAACAACTCGGATGTGGTGTTTGCATTGGTGTCCAACCCACAGAACTGGACATCCTCACCCACCTACTCAGTCAACAACATCGTCTCCAGTGGCACCCCGGCAGCACTCTATGTCTGCATCGCAGATCACGTCACAGCAGCAACCACTGAGCCAGGGACAGAAGGTGGATCATTTTATTGGCAGAAACTCAGCAATGTGTTTCTATGGGTGACTGCCACCAACTACACCGCTGGTGAGTATGTGGTCAACGCAGGCATCTCCTACCTCGTCCTCACCGACCACACCAGCGGTGTGTTCGCCACCGATCTGGCAGCGAACCGATCGGTTGCAGCAGCCTACCCCCTCGAACTAGCACTGCCCTACACCATCGACGAGGCGTTCGAGGTGAACCCCGTGGCGATCAACGACCAAGTGTGGCTGCTGCACCCGAACCATGAGACACTGCTCCTCGAACGGTTCGCGGACACCGCATGGAAGGTGGGTCCGGTGAACTGGGATTGGCCCCCCATGCGCGATGAGAACTTTGCCAACGATCACACCATGACGGCATCGGGCACCACGGGCAACATCACCCTCACCAGTTCCAAGAAATTCTTCGACTCCCGCATGGTTGGTGCTTACATGCAGATCGCCCATCGCCGGGATCAGAGCACCGAGAAACTGTCCTTCGCTGCCTCCGGCACAGGCGATGCCCTGCGTGTGAATGGTCGGTTGGATGTCTTCATCTACGGCACTGCCTGGAAAGGCACAGTCCACCTGGAGTTCTCCGACGACGGCACAACCAATTGGATGACGGAGCGATCTTGGGTGCAGCCAGTCGCCAACATGCGCACCATCTCTACCAACGTCACCACCCCCAAAGAGGTGTTCGCCCGCCTGCGGTTCGTGCGTGATGGTGCGGGCACTGCCAATGACTTTGGTGTGATCGAAGCTGCCAACTCCCGAGTCACAGGATTGGTGCAGATCACGGCTTATCAGTCCCCCACCTTGGTCAACGCCAAGGTCATCAAGGGAGTGTGGAGCACTGCTGCCACTACCTTATGGTCCGAGGGAGCATACTCGAACTACCGGGGTTGGCCAAGGGCAGCAACGGTGCATGAGCAACGTCTCATCCTCATCGGCACCGAGGACGAGTCGGAAAAGGTGCGGGCATCCCGGTTCGACGGGTTCTTCGACTTCACCGAATTGACCTCAGATGATGGGGCACTTGCGTTTGTAGCGGCTAGCCGGGAGAGCAATGCGCTCATGTGGGTTGAGTCCTTTGGGAAAATCCTCGCAGCCGGATCGCTGGCTGAGGAGTGGTCGATCGGCAGCGGCAGTGAGGGCAAGATTCTCACCCCCACCAACCCACCACGCATTGAGCGTGAGACCCGAGTAGGCAGTTGCGACATGCCTGCACTCCTCCTCGGGGACGCACTCGTCTTTATCGCCAATGATCGGCAGCAGGTGATGGAGTTCAGCTACTCATTCTCCGACGACAAGTACGTGAAGCAGAAGATGACCCAGCTTGCGGAGCACATGTTCAACTCGGGCATCAAGCAGGTCGCCGCATCTCGGCAACCGGACACCGTGCTCTACTGCGTGATGAACGATGGTCGTCTCATGTCCTTCACTTATGATCGTGGGCAGGGTGTGGTCGCATGGGCACAGCACACCACGGATGGTCTGTTCGAGTCAGTCTCGGTCATCTACGGTGGCGAACTCAACGCCGATGAGGTGTGGGTGGTGGTGAAGCGCACAGTCAATGGGCAGGATGTGCGCTACGTGGAGGCACTGCACAAGGACACTGCCCGCTACCGCTTCGAGGGCACGATCAATGAACTCTGCTACTGCGACTCCGCGGTGCTCATCACCAACTCCCCGGCATCGACAGCAGTGGCAGGTCTCGACCATCTGGAGGGCAAGGCAGTGGTGGTGCTCGCAGACGGCATCGTGCGCACTGCCACAGTCTCCGCAGGTGCGATCACCCTCCCGGTGGCAGCGTCCACGGTGCGGGTGGGACTGCCCTTCACTGCCAAGCTCCAGGGCAACTGGCTGGACTTGCAACTCCAGGACGGCAGTTCGCAGGACAAAAAGCAGCGGGTGAGCAAGATCACCGTCATTTCCCAACAGTCCAACGGCATGGAGTATCATGCGGACCCCGACGAGGGCACAGGGCAGTGGTATTCGGAGGGGTTGGGCAACATCTCCGCAATCGCTCAACGGGTTACACGCCCAACCAAGTTCGAGGTGACGAACGTCGCCCGTCACTGGTGGGAGACCAACCTCACTTTGCGCTCTTCTCTGCCCTTGCCAGTCAACGTCCTCGCCATTATCTACAAGAATGAGTACTTTGGTTGAGCGGGAGAATGATCGGGACTTGGTGCTGAAGGGCTTGCAGGCTCTTGGCATCTCCGAGGAGCATGTGCGTGAGCACGGCATCATCAATGCTGCGGAGTTCGCCCTTGCCCAGATGGACCAACTTGAGAACTACGAGGTGGAGCACTATGCCCTCCCCGGCTTCTTGGTGCGCCAAGCCCTGTTGCGGGCACCCAGCATCATCACCACTGAGCGGCACAAGCACTGGCACCCATTCGTCATTTCCTACGGCAACGTGAGCGTGTTCAACGAACTCGACGGCACCGTGAAGCACATCCAGGCTATCGACGCACCGGGGGGTCACTTCACCTCCATCACCGAGCCGGGGACACGCCGTTTAATTTTCGTGCGTGAGGACACGTTATGGACTACCTTCCATCGGTGTGACCACGCAGACCCAAACGAGATGGTGCGTGAGAACATCATCCCCAACGACAACCCTCTTCTCCAATGATTGAACATCTCCTCCATCTGCCTTTGGGCACCATGTTCTTCACATACACGTTCATGGCAGCAACCGTGGTGTCTGGTGTGGTGGGCGCAGTCGCCACGTATCGCCAGGGCAAAGAGGCACAGCGGGTGTCTGAACTGAATGCAGACCTCGCCAACCAAGAGGCACGGCAGCAGCTAGCCATTGGTCGGATGCAGGAGCAAATCTCCATGCAGCAGGCAGCAGCAGAGCGGTCTGCGATGATGGCTGAAGCAGCAGCGGCAAATGCCAATGCGTCTGCCATCGACCAAGAGACACTGGCAAATGAGGCACGCAGCCGGGAGGAGCAGCGCAGGGCACGGGAGGAGGCACGGCAGCGATTGGCTGAGACCGGGGGCATCTTCGCCGGAGCAGGCGTGGTGGGCACAACCGGGACACCCCTCGCAGTGCTGGCTGAGTCTGCCATGCTGGAGGAGGCGAACGTCATCGACCAGCAGTATCTCACCAACGTGGAGAGCACCAAGTCCCGATGGGAAGCTGGGGTTGAGCGGGCAAACGCAGGACGGATCGCTGGAGCAGCGAACATGCAGTATGCAATTTCCAAGAATGCGGCAAAGGTTTCTGGTGTGGCAGCGCAGATCGGTGCCCGTAACCGGATGACCCAAGCGGACATTGAACGGAGCGCAGGACGGGCAGCACGCAGGCAAGCCAATCTTGCAGCAGTGGGGCAGGTCATCGGTTCTGTTGGTACCGCAGCAGGGTCTTACTCCATGGGTGCCTCCCGTGCATCCACCTCGGGCAGCTATCGCCCAAAAACTAGAAACCCAAGTGCCCCAAAAGACTACTTTTATTGAACCCCTGCCTAATTACCCATCATGGATACCCCTTACCCTACTGAAATAGTTGTGAAGTGCGAAGAGTTCGACCTCAAAGTGCGGCTCATGCAGTTACCAGATACCGAAGACTGGGACAAAGTATGGGCAGAACTTGGGGCAGCACTGAAAGATGCGTATTCCCGCAGACCTCAACAAACCCCTGCCTAATTACCCAGTATGATCCGAATCCCACGCAGGAACCCAGAAATAAATGCAGACTTCTCCCCCCGTCGCAGACTGACAGGTGGGGGCATCCGTTTGAATTTCTCTGACGCAGACAGGGCACTCTCCGATTTGAATCGGGCAGTTGGGCAGGGACCACGCTACGTGCAGGAGGATGTGTCCAGCGGAGTGCAGGCGATTGCCAAGGGAGCGCAACAGGCAACTAAAGCGTTGCAGGAGTTGCAGGTTCGCAATCAGGATATCACGGATAAGCGCAAACTCTATGATGGTGAGACCAAACTGGCTAGATTGCAGCAGGATTTGCAAGGCAAGCTCACCCAGGAGAAGGACCCAAACAAGTGGGAGTCGTTGGCAGCAGAGCACATGGCAGCAGCGGAGTTCGACACCGAGGGCATGAGTCCTTCGGCAGTGGAGGCGTTGCAGCAGTATGCAGAGCGCACCAAGGCACTCACCGTGGCACGGGCGAGGAATGGGGGGTTTGTGGAGAACGAGCGCAAATATTTGGAATCCGCAACTGCTCGTCTCCAGATCGCAGAAGATGCCCGTGATATTGCTGGAGTGGTTCGTATCGCCAATGAAGTTGGGGACTCGTTGGGACAACCACCTGAAGTTGTAGCAGCAAACATCATCCCCCGTTCACGTAATATTCAAGCTGCGGAAATTCAGGATTTGCAAACCCGAGTAAAAAACAGGGTTGATGTGGGGGATTACGCAGGGGCGTTGGAAGACATTGAGACTAACCACGCAATTAGTGACTCTCTCCTTGTGGCAGATAAAGAACGCATGGTGCTGGGGGTCAAAGCAGCGAAGGAGGATGCAGAGTTTAACAGTGCCATCTCAACCAACCCCAAAGCAGAGCTTGAAGAGTTGCGCAAAGGCAAAGATGGAAAGTATGGGGATAAACCTGCATGGCAGTTGCAGGATATGACCTTCAAGGCTGCGCAGATGATGGAGAACAAGTCTGCCGTCACATCCAAACGTGCAGTTAATCAGATGGTTGAGAAAACACTTACCAAGCCAGAGCAGTTAGACCAACCTGAGTTTGCAGACCTTACCCCAGCGGACAAAGACACCCTGAAAGAAACTTTGGTGAAAGGTGCGCCCAATAATGACCAAGAGTGGATGGGTGTAGCTGCGGAAATCAATAATTACACCCCCTCAGACAACCCAGACCAAGATGCGTTGCGTCTCGCCAAGTTAGAAAATTTTGTGGAGGTGAGATTCAAAGGTGCTTTCAAGGATCAACTTGTCCGCATGATTGCAGAACGCAGAGCAGGGGAAACGGAGAGCGATGCGATGGCAAAGCAGAAGCTCACCAATTACTTCAAAGAAGGATTCCTCGGGAATTACAAAGTGCCGTACGTGGCACCCAAGAATAACTGGTTCAGCCCAGATACCCCCGGCACTCCACTGTCTCCGGCAGACATGGCACTTACCTCAACCGATGTCCCCGAGGGGCAACGCATTACCAAAGGAAAGCCTGTCATCGACATTCAACGCGAAGCGATTGCACGGCAGAAGTTGTCGGCAGGGTTGAATGCATTGGCGTTGATGAAGAAGCAGGGCAAGACGCAGAAGGAGATGGACGATTGGGTGGATCAATACGCACAACAGTATTCGATTGCACCTGCGCTCAAAGAGGTGGAAACAACCAGCCCAAACCCCCGTCTCCCCGATGACATGCCCAAGGTGCTCAAGCGTGCCAGCGAGTTTGCAGAAGGTCTGCAACTACCAGATGGACTGAGTGAGACACCCGCCAACGCAGACCTTTTCCCCACCCGCTAATCATGCCACTACTCGACGAAGATACAGCATTCAGCCTCGCAGATCGACTCAGCATCCTCCCACCTGAGAGGCGCAACCCCAATGAGGTGAAATCCCTGTTCGAGTATAAGCAGCACCAACAGGAGTTGGGGTTGCCTCTATTCCCATCACAGGAAGCGAAGGCGCGGGAGATGAACACTCAGTATCGCAACATCTTCACTGACATCAAGAAGGTGGACGAGTTCGCCCCATCAATGGCGCAGATCGCAGCCACATCCCCCGATCCAGACAAGACGAGGCAGATGTTCGCCAACCACGCCTTTCTCGCCAAGGAGTTGGATAAGCCGATGGAGGAGGTGCAGGCGAACTACAACGAGTGGATGGGGGGATACTCACAGCAGGTGTGGGGCAAACGTGTTGCCGACACTGCTGGGTTCTACGGCATGGCACAGGGGCATGTCCGCAAGCAGATCGAAGCGGAGGAAGTGAGTGGTGAGGCGATGCGTCTTGCGCTCACCTCCGCAGCGATGGGCACCAACGACAGTGTTGGCGACTACCAGAAGTGGAAGGCGAGCACAGCAGGCAAGGCCCCAACGGTGGATGCTCATCGCCAATACTCCGCAGCTTACAATCAGGTCAAGGCGCGGATCGAACCGTATAAGCCCATCGTGGCAGGTGCGGTGAAGTCCCTGAAGCAGTTGATGGCAGGTGAGGGTGCAACGGCAGGCACCGAGCAGCGCATCGTGGATGCGATCATCGACCTCCCGCCCCAGGATCGCCCGCTCGTCCTCGCCTCCATCATGGCGGGTGCGCAGGCAACGGGTGAGGGTGCGGACAAGGACTGGACGTTCTGGCAGCAAACGGGTGAGTCTTTCTCCCGGCTGCTCAAAGGGTCTTTTGCAGGACAGAGCAGTGCAATGATGGACGCCACAATCGGGGCAGTGCGTGGTGGGTTCCAAGCGGACGAGACTTTCCTCCCAGCGCAGCCCATCACTACCCCAGAAGCGGCACGGGAGTTTGTGCAGAACTCCCTGCTCAAGACCATGCAAGAGTCTCAAACTCCGGCTGAAATGCAGAGTGTGAAACCAGACGCCAGTTTGGTGAAACGGCAACCCACTCCCGAGGAAAAACGGATGCTCAACTCGGAGTTGAACCGAGTGCAACGGCAGACGCAGATCGCACGGGAGATTGAGAATGCAGCAGTAACCGTTGATCCTGTGAAGAACGTGTTCGCTTCTGCCATTGGTTCCAGTCTCGCTATTCTCCCCGCATCCGCCATGGGTCCAGGAGGAGTGCTCATCGCCGCACAAGCCTACTCAGGCATGGAGTATGACAAGCTACGGGTGCAATACCCCACGATGTCACCACGGGCAGCGCAGTCCATTGCTGGTGTCTCCGGTGTGGTCATGGCAGGTCTTGACAAGTTGGAGGTGGACTTCCTCACCGACAAGCTGCCATCCCTGCGTAACCTCATCGGTGGTGGGGTGATGAACAGTGTGCTCAAGCGAATGGGTGTGCGTGCAGCAGAAGCATTCGTATTCGAGAACGTGCAGGAGGGATTGCAGGACTTGTCCACACCTGTGGTGCAGGAGATTGCCACACGTCTCAATGACGACATTCCAGAACTGGACTGGAACAAGGAATGGGCGCAGTGGACCGAGGGGCGTGGGGATGTTGCACTGGGCACCCTGCCACTTGTCCTCATCGGTGTGGGCGCAGCAGCTTACAACGATGTCTCCAATGCGGCAGACATGATGAAGCAGGACAACCTCTTGCAGCAGTTCGGGTTGCCCGAGCAGGACCGTGTGACTGTGATCGACCTCGCCAACAAGGGGGACATGGAGGGTGCCCAAGCAGCGTTGCGGGATGCTTACCTGCGCCGTGACCCTGCCATCGCAGCAGCGGCAATCAAGGACACCCCGGCAGCACAAGCAGCACAGCAATTCGACACCAACCTCACCCGCAGCCTTGCGCCACGTTACACGCAGGAAGGTGACAACCACGTCCTCACCTTTCCCGATGGGCGGGTCATCAAGGCTGAGTCATGGAGCGAGGCAAGGTGGTACATGGAGCAGGCGATGGGGGACACGCTCAACCAAGAGATTAGCACCGTGGCTGAACTCGGGAACTTCTTCACCTCGCAGCAGCGGGAGGGCATGACCGAGACCTTGGATGTGATCCCCGAGCAGCGCACCATTCAGCAGGACGTGGCAGAGGGGGTCATCACCGAGGAGCAGGCACGGGAGCGTGCAGCTATCGCAGGTGAGGCGTTCGGTCTCACCCCCGAGGAGGCGCAAGAGGAGGCGTGGACAGTGCTGGGGCGCAACACCACCGACACGCAGAACGATGTGGCGCAGAGTGCGATCCAACTGTTCGAGGGTGCGGACGTGAGCACCGTGGTGGAAGAGGTGGTGGAGGGACGGTTAAAGGCAGCACTGGCGCAGAACAAATACTCGGCAGAGCAGGTGAAGAAGTTCATCGCACAGGTGGAGTCGGCAACGGGTGAGAAGTTCATGGTGAATGACACCGAGCAGGGCATCACTGAGGCGATTAGTGCCATCGTCGTTGCGGACGTGCTCGGGCGCAGGAAGGATGGCACCCAGCTACCAGCAGGTCTGGTGACTCGGGGGATGCTGGCTGCGGTGCAGAGGCAGTCCACACCCAAGGCGAACCGCAAGCTCATGGGCATGGTGGCTGCGTTCAGGTCATTCTTCCGGCAGGTGTTCTCCCGCGCCAAGGCGTTGAACAAAGCGAAGGGTGAAGGCAAGCTGGGGGCAGAGTATCAGGGGTTTGTGGATGAACTGCTCGGTGTCGATCCCCAGGTGCGGGAGTTGAACGTGGCTGCGGTTGAGGCACGGTCGATGGTGGGGACTGCGACTGGAGAGACGCAGGTTGAAGAAACGCAGCAGACCCCGATGGAGCAACAGGCAGCATCCTCTCTCGAACTTGGTGCTATCGTGCGCTACAATGGTTATGTGGGCAGGCTGGAGCAGGACGGGCAGCGGTTCGTAGTGAGAGCACCCGATCAAGAAGTTGAGCTATCCGGTGAGGACTTGGTGGAGGTGGTGCTTGAACGTGATCCTGCCACCACCCGTGAACTGTTCGTGAAGGAGTTGGGTGCAATCGAGGTGAACCTCGTTGAAGGTAAGTTCACACCTGCCTCCTCCGGTCTTGCCATCATCTCCCCAACCGGGGTGCGACTGGTGCCACAGAATCGCACACTCAGCAAGAACGTGGTGCAGACACCAAACGGTGTAGCTTTTAGATTGCTTGACCCTACCAAGGGTAAGATCACTTTGGTCACAGGGCAGCAGGCACAACAGGCAATGGACGCGATGCTGGAAGCAGCAGCGAACGTGGAGAGCATGGGGCGCAAAGTGAGCTACTCGCTGGGACGGGCAACACCGCAGGACACCGAGTACTTGGCTGCTGTTGAGTCTGGCGACATGGAGACGGCGCAGCGGATGGTGGATGAGGCGGCTATATATGACAACACACCAAGGCAAAACTCTAGCACAGGTATTCCAAGAGGAGTTATTGAACCAGAACTCAGAAAGTTGTTTGCCTCCTATATTAAGGCTCAACGAGGCATCTCCTACGACTATGCCAGTTCAGGCAGGTCAATTAGACAGTCGTCTCCACAGCAAACGGCAGCGACTACCCGTGCCAGGAAAAAGCTAGTTGATAGGTATCGAGAACTGCACCCAGAAGATGACATGGGTATTGGCATTATGAACCAAGAAATTGCGTTCAATGAAGCAGTCCGAGACCCGGTGGTTTATGATGAGCAAGGCAACGTCATCCCCCTGTCTCAGCGGTTCAACCCACAGGACAACCGTATAACCTACGCACTCGCACCCGCCAAGTTCAGTGAGCAGGTGATGACCGAGCTTGAGCAGCAACTCGGCAAGGACCCTGCCCAGCGTTGGGCATACGGTGTGGAGATTCAGCGCAGGCTTGCCAAACTGTCCACAGAGGTGGATCAGATGGCAGCAGCAGACCTCACCAGCAAGGAGCGGAAGGATCAACAGGAGCAGTTCGTGCGGGAGAAGTTCGATGAGCTTGTAGCGCAGATGCCGCCCAACCAACCCGTTGAGGAGTTGGGGAAGGTGATGGCACAAGCGAAGAAGGAGGGTGATGCATGGGCAGCACAGAACAAAGCCGATGCCCCAGGACAACGTGAGCGCATCATCGGCTACCAGCGCATCGTGAACGCTGCCCTCATGGGACTGCCCAAGAACCTGCGCACCGACATTGGTGGGTTCCTCCAAGTTGCCGATGCCCGTTCAGCCACCACTGCGTTGAAGGCGATCAAGAAGCACATTGCCCGCATCGGTGAGACCGTTGAGCGGTATCTGAAGGAGGAGATTCAGACCGAGGTGAAGGCACTCATCAAGCGAGGCAAGCCCAACATGAAAGCTGGAGAGAAGCCGTCCAGCGACATCGGGGCAGAGGCATCCAACCTGTTCGCAGTGGCAGCAGCAGCGATCAAGATGGATGAGGTGCAGACCCTTGCTGCAATCGACAGTAGGGAGTCGGAAATCCTTAATGCCAAGAACCCGCCCACCCCCGAGCGGGAGCAGCAGTTGCGCATGGAGATTGAGGTTATCAACCTCGCCGGGGACCTCGACAACGCCGATGCTGCCCAGTCCAAGGCACTTCTCGACACCCTCCAGAACATCTACGACGGGGGATACTTGGTGTGGCTGGATAAGCTCAACCGGGAGAAGGCGAAGATCGACAAGTTGAAGGACTTGTTCAAGGCAGGCACAGGCTTGACCTCACCCCAAGAGGTCGAAGCGGCAATGGCGAAGATGCGGGCACGAGGCAAAGGGCAGGCATGGATCGACACCGTTCTCCTCGAACTCGGGAGCTTTAATGACCTCATCTACCGACTGGCAGGGGAGAACTCAGAGTTTGCCAAGGAACTGCTCAAGATGGAGCGCAAGTCCGACAACATGGTGCATGACCTCAATGATGCCATGGAGAAGGACGTGGGCGACTTCTTCACCCGTCTCGCCGGATCGGAGCTTGCGGGGCAGCAGTTGCGTGCGGCGATGAGCCTCAACACCAAAAAGGGGATGCTCTGGTTAGGTGTGAACAAGATGGGGCAACCCCCGGTGAAGCACACCATCAAAGTCCCCGGCAAGCCAGATGCGGTGGAGTTCACCTCGCAGATGGAAGCGATTCACGATTTGATGATGTGGCGGCAACCAGATGGACGACGCAACATGAGTGGCAAGTTCGACACCATGGGTGATCGCACCTCGACATGGGGATACGACGATGCGTGGGCACAGGAGGTCTCCGCACAACTCACCCCCGAGTCCTGGGCACTCATGGACTGGCTCACCGAGAAGTATCAGCAGGAGGGCAGGACCATCGACCCATTGGTGCGTGATCGCTACGGGGTGATGCTGCCACAGAACCCGCTCTATTCACCACTCACCAACTCCCCTCAACAGGTGCAGGCAGGGCAGATGACCAACCCCATCACAGGGGCAGCAATCAATGGCAGCATGGGCATCACCCCAGGTTCGCTCAAGGCCCGCAACAAGTCGGTCAACAAGCCACGCAAAAGGGATGCCCTGCGTGTGTTCATGGCGCACTCCCGGCAGATGAATCACTGGATTGCGAACTACGACTTCGCACGCACCATGCAGCAGTTGTTCCTCAACCGGGAGATGCTGGACTACGTGGAGGCGATGGGCGGCGAAGCAGCGTCCAAGTTGCTCCTCGCCCGTGTGGACATGGCAGTGGTCGGTGGGATGCGGGATGCCGGGGTGCAGCTTGCCATTGATGGGGCGTTGAAGGATGCGGCAGGACGTGCTGCTGCCTCTGCGATCCTCGGGCGCATCTCAACCCTAGCCGTGCAGTCCACTCAACTCTTCGCAGGCAGTCTGAAGATGCCGCAAGCCACCTTCCTGCGTCTGTTCGGAAAGCTCAGTTCGGGACAACTCAACTGGGACGCAACTCGCAAGAGTGACTTCATCCAACGCCGGATTGCGCAGAAGTCGCCATTGGTGCAAGAGGCGATGAAGGGATTGCTCAACGCCACCTCCCCCAGCCTCATTAAGAACCAGCAGCGCAGGTTGGCTGAATTGCTCGCAGGCTCGGATGCCTACTTCACCGCAGCCACGCACACCATGATCTACCATCACCAACTGGAGGTGGCGCAGGGGTTGGGCATGGGCAAAGCGGAGGCTGAGGCATACGCGATGGACGAAGCAGACAGGCAGACCGAGGAGGTGGCTCAACCCGTGCGCCAGTCGCAGCGTTCGCTCCTTGAACTGCGCAACTCGCAGACGTGGGCAGGACGGGTGGGCTGGGCATTTGCATCCGAGGCACGGCAGAAGTTGGCGATCATGTTGGTGGCTGCTGAAAAGGTAGCGAAGGACCCAAGCTGGAACAACATTGGCGAACTGGCACGGGTGGCAAACTACATGTTCACGATCAATGGGCTATTGGTGCAGGTGTGGAAACGGTCTTGGCTGCTTGCCCGCACTCCCGGTGGGGATGAGGAGGAGTTCGACTGGAAGAACATCCTGCTGTCCTCCCTTGCTGCCCCGATGTCAGGCACTCCCGGTTGGCAGGCAATCGCTGACACGGGCAACCTATTCTCCTCGGTGCCTCGGGCTGAGGGTCCTGTGAAGCGCATGGTCTCAGCCATCCTTGGGGAGGATCAACCTTATGACGGAGACCCCGTTAAGTTCATGCGGGATGCGGAGTTGCTGCTCGGTGCCTTATCCCTGGTATCCGACACGGCGACCACCCTTTCTGCCTACTCCCACGTCTTTACCGACCTCGCAAAACTGATTGACGCACAGATTCAAGACTGATACCCTCCACCCGTATGAACTTACGCACTGTCTCCTCAACATCCTCCTGGGCAGCATTGCCCGATCTGCCCGCAAGAAATGGGCAGGTGGACATCCTCAACTCGACAGGGGAGGACTTGCAAATTCGCTACGCCGGGGAGACCTCCGCAGGGCAGACGATCACCATCCCCGATAAGGGCACTGTGAGTCTGCCCGTGAACAGCAACGCGAACGAAGTGCAGATCAAAGCCACCACCGGGGCTGCTGGTGTACAACTCCTTGTAACACCATGAGCTACGGATCACGATTCGGTGGAGTCGGCGCAGGTGGGGGTTCGCTCACCTACAAAGGCAATGTCGCCGCTACGGGCGATTTGCCATCTTCCGGCAACTCCATTGGGGATGCCTACTACAACGAGACAACTCTCACTTTGTGGGCATGGTCTGGAACAGTGTGGTCGGACGTTGGGCCGATCATCCCTATCGCCGGATCGCAAGGTGTGCAGGGGGATCAGGGGATTCAGGGTGAGGTGGGGCCAACCGGACCGACTGGGCCAACCGGACCGACTGGGCCAGAAGGTCCTGCTGGACCCACGGGTGCAACCGGGGCGACTGGCGCAACCGGACCGACTGGACCCACGGGTGCAACCGGGGCGACTGGGCCAACGGGACCACAGGGGCCAGCGGGCACCATCTCCGTTTCCACGACGGCACCAAGCTCACCCGTTGAGGGTATGCCTTGGTTCAACCCCAACACCGGATTCCTGACCGTCTATTACGGCGGCAACTGGGTTCAAGTTTAACATGGCTCTTACCTTCCCATCCTCCCCGAGCGTTGGCGACTACTACTCCCCAGGGACACGCACCTGGAGGTGGAATGGCACCATCTGGCAACTCGTCACCCCCTTGCAGTTTGCGCAGGTGGGCAACTACGTGGAGACCATCACCCCTACCCCCGCTGGACATATGCGACTACTCGATGGACCTGCTGCCCTCATTGCAGCATTGCTACTCTGCCTCGGTGCTTTAACCGGATATGCTCAGACCCCCACGGTGAGCAAAGTGATGGTCGATGTGAAGATGTCGAACGGGAAGTTTCAGGAGGTGGAACTGACTCCGGTCAACAACTACGTCATCGGCTTTGACGGCACTGGGCAACTGGTGGTCAAGGCGGATGGCGGGGGAGGTGGTGGCGGCTCAGGTGATGTGGTCGGTCCATCTTCAGCCGTGAACAACCGTGTCGTCTTCTTTGATGGCACCACGGGCAAGCTCATCAAGGACTCTGGCTTAACTCTAAGCGGCACCAACACGGGCGACCAAACTATCACGCTGACCGGCGATGTCACAGGTAGCGGCACTGGCACGTTTGCCGCGACTATAGCGAACGATGCTGTGACATTTACAAAGATGCAGGAGATCAGCGGCACGCATCTTATCGGCAGGCACGCTGGTGGCACTGGTAATATCCAAGAAGTCAGTGTCGGCAATGGTGTTGAATTTAGCGGCTCAGGCATCCGCCGCAGCGCATTAACTGGCGATGTGACCGCGCCAGCAGGTAGCAACACGACCACGCTAGCTAACACCGCAGTTACTCCAGCAAGTTACACCAACGCAAACATCACGGTGGATGCTAAGGGGCGCATTACTGCTGCTAGCAATGGCACAAGCGGCTCAGGCGATATGACCAAAGCGGTCTATGACCCGCGCAACCTAAACTTAATCACAGGACTTCCCGGTGACGGTCCTATTGGTGTAGGTGGTGGCGTCGGCGGCGCTTTGGACATGTCAGGCGGGGACTCTGGTCTTTCGCCACAAGGTCCAGGCGGCGGCACTGGCGGCACTGGTGGAGAAATTCTCACAGCAGGCGGCAATGGATTTACAAGCGGCGAGCCAGGAGGCGACTATAGCGGTGGTAATGGCGGCACAATCAACACCAGCGGCAGTAATGCAAGCGATGGGACGAATGGAGAGCCAGGTGGCAACATTAACACCAGCAACGGCGGCGGTGACATCACCACAAGCAATTCTGGCGGTGACATCATTACCAGCGGCTTTGGTGGAAGTATCGACACCAGCTCTAGCGGCGGCAGTATCGACACCAGCAACGGCGGCGGCAGCATTAGCACCAGAGGCACAGGCAGCATTGGCCTAGGCATTAGCGGCACCCGAACCACGCTAACAGGAACAGCTTCGGCAGACCGCGCTATCAGCCTTCCCAACGCATCTGGCACCTTACTGCTTACCGATGGCTCAGGCGCAAGCTTGACGGGCACTGCGACCAACCTAACGGCAGGACAAGCTACTGCCGCATTGGGCCTCAAAACCGCAACCACCACCGTCTCCGTCTCGGGTGCTGCGGCACCAACGAGCGGGCAGGTGCTTACGGCGACGAGCAGCACAGCGGCTACTTGGCAGACTCCGAGTGGTGGCAGCGGCGACATGGTGCTCCTCGCCTCTGCGACGGCATCCGCAAGCTCGGAAATCTTGTTTGATAACGAGTTCGATGCCTCGGTGTATGCCGAGTATGTCCTGAAGTTTCAGGGTGTTCAGCCCGCCTCCGACAATGTGGCTGTTCGCGTGCAATTAAGAAATTCCACGCCTGCCAACATTACTGATTTACATCAAAATAATGGAGTTTTTGGACGGATTGACGCGGCGCAAACACCTGCAAATATTTCAAATTTAGGGGGGACTACTGGTTGGGTATATCTAATTGATGCTGGAAATGCAGCTAACGAACTATCTTCTGGCACTTTCAATATACAACCTATTAGCGGCCAATGGACTCACATGTCCTTCAATGCTTATATCGGAATTCAAGCCTCCAATGCTCGTTACTCAGCGCAAGGTGCAGGTTCTTGCGAAGGCACTACCGCACCCGCAGGCGTTAGAATTTACATGAGCAGCGGCAATATCGCCAGAGGCGCTTTTCAACTCTACGGCATCAAAAAATAGCCATGACACGCGAACAAATCGAACAGCAACTAAGGCTTGACAATCCGACAACAACGGATGATGCGGGCAATCGTCATGGGCCTGGCTCGGAGGTGTATGAAGCAGCGATTCAGCGTTGGGCGGATGCGATGGAGAATGCCGTGAAACCTCCGTTGGCAGCCGCAGAAAACTATCAAGTGCGCGCCTGGATGATCCGTGGCGGCATGGACCCCGACCTTGTGCCAGCCATCATCGCGCAAGTGGTGCCCGATGGCCCGCAGCGCAAAGAAGCCCTGATGCGCTGGGACTACGCCGTTCGCATCCCGCGCGACTTCCCGCTGGTCGATGTGATCGGCGCTCAGATGGGGCTCACTCCAGAACAAATCGACGCGGCATGGCCTGAAATCTTAACCCTGTAACCTTATGGCTGAACCCTTCCTCACCTTCCTCAAGCGCCTCGGACTCAGCCCCGCTTCTCTCATCGCAGGCGTGGCGTTTGCTGGGGCGTGGTATCAGACCATCAGCCCGATCCCGGCAGAGATGGCCAAGCTGAACGACAACGTGCAGCGGCTGGGGACGAAGGTGGAGATCCACTCGGTGCTCATCGGGCAACTGGCGGAGATCAAGACGGAGGTGACGGCCATGCGCAAGGAACTCAGCACCGTGGAGGGCAGGCTGGCCCACCTCAAAAACTTCTCTACCCCATGAACCTTTCCGATGTCCTGGCACGACGCCAGAAACGCAACCCTAACACCCTCAAGCTCAAACCTATGGACTACCTCATGAACATTCTCTGGAACTTCCTCCGGCCCAAGCTGGTGAATTTCAAAACCACCATCGCCGGAGTCGGCTTGATCCTGCTGGGACTGAGCACCGGCTGGAAGGAGCTGGAAGCCCTGGTCGTCGGTGGCGTGCCTAACATGGAGATCCTCACCATGGCCGGCACGAACCTGCTGGCAGGCTGGGGGCTCATTACCGCGCGGGATGCTGACAAGACCACCCTGGCCAGTGTGGGCCGCGAGGTGATGAGCAGACAAGGCGCCGTGGTGCTGCCCGTCAACGACCAACGGAAGGAGGGCGGGCGATGAAAGAGTGGCTCATCAAACACCTGATTCTGTGGCTGGCCAGCCTGACTGCCGACCACTGGGAAGCCGCGCTCGAGGCCGTGCGCGTGGCCGCCCTGCGCTACACCCAACTGACCGGAGAGCAGCGCAAGCAGTATGTCATCGACACACTGAAACTTACCTGGCCCGCGCTCAGCAACTGGGCTGCAAACTTGC